ACGGGTCAAAATTGCTGATTTGATGCTCAAAGAGTCTGATATTAAAAACAAAGCAAAGATTGTTGAAATGCAGATGATGGACAAACAAAAGCAAAGCCAAAAAGATAATGAGTTTCTAAAGAGCATTATTGGTCAATAATGAACCTTAAAAAAGTCATTCTGTCTGATATTTCGATAGAAGCCAAGGTTTCTGCTATTGCTATTCTTCTNGATAAAGAGTTACCTAAGTTAACNGACCAAGTTNATACAGTCAAAAAACTCAAAGGCGAACAGGGAGATCGNGGTTTACAAGGCGAAAAAGGNAATTCTGGGCGTGATGGTAAAGATGGCAAAAATGGGCGTGATGGAAAAGACGGGTCAACTGGTAAAGAAGGAAAAGTTGGTGAAGATGGCGTTTCTGTAACGGATGCCAAGATTGACTTTGATGGTTCTTTGGTTATTAGTCTGTCATCAGGGAAAGAGTTAAATGTTGGCGAGGTAGTTGCCCCTGACATTGCTGAAAAGATCAAAGTTATCAGCACAATGTCCACCAATGGGGCGGTGGCTATCCTAGACGAAGGCACAAGCATCACAAGTGGTGTTAAAAGTTTAAATTTTGTTGGTTCAGGTGTTACGGCAACGACATCAGGGGATGATGTAACAGTCACGGTAGCGGGGGGCGGCGGTTCTGGAACAGTTACAAGCGTTGCCGCTACCGCAGGGACTGGGATAAGTATCACAGGAAGTCCGATTACTACATCGGGTACGCTAAATATCACCAATACTGCGCCNGACCAAACAGTTGCGTTGACCCAAGGGGGTACAACAACCATCACGGGTACTTATCCAAATTTCACCATTTCCTCTGCTGACCAGTTTCAAGGAACAGTTACATCGGTAACGGGAACTGCCCCAGTAGTGTCAAGTGGAGGTGCAACTCCTGCGATCAGTATGCCAGCCGCAACAACCTCAGTAAATGGCTATTTAACTTCTACTGACTGGACAACTTTTAACAACAAAGGTAGTGGAACAGTTACTTCCGTAGGCGGTACAGGCACAGTAAACGGAATTACGCTCACAGGCACAGTTACATCAAGTGGAAATTTAACACTTGGTGGCACATTAGACCTATCTAGCCCTCCTATTATTGGTGGAACAGCACCCAATACAGGCAATTTTTCTACTGTTAATTTAAGCGCAGGAACTACGACAGTTGCACCACTAGATTTTGTAACAGGCACAAATTTGACAACCCCTGCGGCTGGTGCATGGGAATATGACGGAACTGCGTTTTATGCGACTCCAATAGCAAGCAATCGTGCGGTTTCTGTTATTGAACATTTTGTTGCTAGAACAGGCACAAAAACAATGACTAGCAACACAGCGTTGCAAGCAATATTTAGCGGTGGTACAGGCGGTTTAACAAGTGGTGCGTTAACAGTAGGTGCATCAACCTCTTACTTTTTTGAAATGTCCATTAACGTAAGCGCAATGAGTACGACATCGGGAAACATGGGGTTTTCCATTGTTGGGGCAGGAACGGCAACATTTACATCTGCGGCATGGCACGCTTTTGGATTGGATAACACCAATCAACAAACTGGTGCAAATGCTGGTACAACTTGGCAATCAACGGCTGGTGCAACTGGAAACATTGTTACTGCGGCAGTCGGAACTGCGGCATCTGCAATAGTCAAGGGTATTTTTAGAATCAATGGGGCTGGCACAATCATTCCAAGTATTCAGTTGACAACGGCTAGTGCCGCAGTCATTGGCGTAAATACTTGGTTTAAATGTTACCCTGTAGGAACAAATACAGTTATCTCGGTAGGAAACTGGGCGTAAAATCATAGAAGGAACACCATAAAGGAAAAATATGGCAACGACAGTAACCCTAAAACCCAATGCGATTGACCTCTCTGGCTCGACTTCGGGGACAACCACATTGCAAGCAACTGCGGTGGCTGGTACAACCACCATCACACTTCCTGCGGCTACCGACACTTTGGTTGGTAAGGCAACAACAGATACCTTGACTAACAAGACTCTGACTGCTCCTGTAATCAGCACAATCTCTAATACTGGTACTCTGACTCTACCAACATCCACAGATACCTTGGTGGGTAGAGCAACAACTGACACTCTGACAAACAAAACTCTAACTACACCAGTTATCAGTTCACTTTCATCTGCATCTGCTACTGCGCTAACTTTGCAGTCTGCTGGCACTACTGCAGTAACTATTGATACTTCACAAAATGTGGGGATTGGGACGAGTTCGCCAACTGCACGGGTGACAGTAGCATCTGGTACTAACGAGGGCGCAGTCAGGGTGGGCGACAACGCCACTTATTACGGTGCATTTGCCCGTGTACAGGCTACGGATGAAGTACGCTTGGGCGCTTACGGAGCATCGCAGAATATTACTTTTTACACAGTCGCATCAGAGCGTATGCGTATCGACTCTAGCGGTAACTTGCTGGTGGGAGGTACAACTGTTTACGGAAGTTGCAAAACCACTATTGATTCTGGTAGCGGAAATTCTTTAGCAATTCGTTTAACAAATACTGGTTCTAGTTATACGCTTTTTTACTATAACAGTACCGTTACAGGAAGTATTGGTACTAATGGAACTACTACTTCTTTTAACACATCATCTGACTATCGGTTAAAAGAAAACATTGCACCTATGACAGGTGCTTTGGCTACAGTAGCGCAACTTAAACCTGTAACTTATAAATGGAAATCAAATGGCTCTGATGGACAAGGTTTTATTGCCCATGAATTACAAGCAGTAGTACCAGATTGCGTTACTGGAGAAAAAGACGCAGTAGACGAAAATGGTGATATTAAGCCACAGGGAATTGATGTTTCATTCCTAGTAGCAACACTAACAGCGGCATTGCAAGAGACTAAAGCATTGATAGACACACAAGCCGCAACAATCACCGCACTAACCGCCCGAATTGTGGCTTTGGAGAGCAAATAATGGCTACTACTTGGACAATCGCACAACTAGACCGCCAAACCTCTAATGGGTTTGTTACTACCGCACATTGGACTGCAAGCGTAGTAGATGGGGATTACTCCGCATCTACATACGCAACAAGTTCATGGGCTGATGGAACGCCTACAACCCCCTACGCTGACCTGACAGAAGAAACTGTACTGGGTTGGGTATGGGCAAATGGCGTAGACAAAGAGGCAGTAGAGGCTAGTCTGCAAGCGCAGATTGATGCACAGAAGAATCCTATAAGTGCTACTGGAGTGCCTTGGTGAGTCCAGAACTGCAAAAGTATTATGAAGCCCGCTTTGACTTGATGTCAAAAGAGGGATGGAAAGACTTAATGGAAGATATTGACACAATGATTGAATCGTTGAACAATATCAGTACAATCCCTGACGAAAAGTCCTTGCAATTCAAGAAGGGCGAATTGTCAATACTCACATGGCTGAGAACCTTGAAAGAGGTCAGCGAGAGAGCATTTGAGGAATTGAATGAAAAGACTATTTGATTTTGCCTGTGAAAACGGGCATAAAACTGAGAGATTCTGTGATTATGAGACACGGGATTTCTTATGTGAGTGCGGAGCAACAGCCAACCGCCTCATAAGCGCACCTAACTTCAAGTTGGAAGGGTGGTCTGGTTCTTATCCATCAGAGCATGGAAAGTTCGAGAAGAAACACCTTGACAGACTGAAGTGGGAGCAAAGCAACAACTTGTAAAAAGTGCAAGTTAAATGTCCTGAGAACGATAAACACGCAGGAAAAGGAAAAATATGTTGATTGATAATGAAGATGAGTTGCCAAGTGAGTTAGACGTAGTTGAAGAACAACAGAAACTCCCTGAACCAGAACAACTTTCAGACGTTCCCAATTTCTATCGGGATAAAAGTCTAGAAGATGTTATCAAGATGCATCAAGAGGCTAACAAGTTAATTGATCGTCAAGGGAAAGAAGTAGGCGAAATTCGTAAACTAGCAGATGAACTTATAAAGCAGAACCTTAGTTCTAACAAACAACCTATTAAAGAGGAAGCACCAGAAGTAGACTTCTTTGAGAATCCAAAAGAGGCAATTCGTCAGACTGTCGATAACCATCCAGATGTGGTAGCGGGACGCCAAGCGGCTCACGACTTCAAAAGGATGCAGATTCAGCAAAAGTTAACGCAAGAGCATCCCGACTACGGTCAGGTTGCATCAGACCCAGACTTTGCAAATTGGGTGAAATCTTCACCTGTTCGCATAAATCTGTTTGCCAAGGCTGATGGTGAGTTTGATTACGATAGTGCAAACGAATTACTTACTACTTATAAACAGTTACGTGGCGTGAAGGCGAAACAAACGAGTGATGCTGGTGAAGCAACTCGCAAGACTAACCTGAAGGCGGCGGGTGTTGATGTAGGTGGTAGTGGAGAATCAGGAAAGAGAGTTTATAGAAGGGCTGACCTTATTCGGCTGAAAATGACCGATCCGAACAGATACGAAGCCTTGAGTGATGAGATCATGCAAGCCTACGCTGAAGGTCGGGTCAAATAATTAACTTATCGCTTTTTGGAGATTTATCATGCCTTTAGGTACAAATAATGTGACAGTAACGACAGCGGCAACGTTCATTCCTGAAATTTGGAGTGACGAAATTGTTGCGGCTTATAAGAAGAACCTCGTTTTAGCAAACTTGGTTATGAAGATGTCTTTCAAGGGTAAGAAGGGTGATGTAGTTCACGTTCCTGCTCCTACCCGTGGTACAGCGTCTGCAAAGGCGGCTGGCTCACAAGTAACTTTGATTGCGGCAACGGAATCAGAAGTTCAGGTAGCAATTGACAAACACTATGAATATAGCCGTTTGATCGAAGACATCGTAGAAGCACAGGCTTTAAACAGTCTGCGTAACTTCTACACAGCAGACGCTGGTTACTCTTTGGCTAAACAAGTCGATACAGACTTGATTAACCTTGGACGTGAAACTAATAATGGCGCTGGTACAAACGCCTATGCAACTGGTGCGTTTATTGGTGGTGATGGTACATCTGCTTATGTTGCCGCAAGCAACAATGAGTCAGCCTTAACTGATGCCGCTATTCGCCGCACTATCCAACGTCTTGATGACAACGACACCCCAATGGACGGAAGATTTTTTATCATCCCACCATCAAGTCGTAATACCTTAATGGGTCTTGCACGTTACACAGAACAAGCCTTTGTTGGCGGTACTAACAATACCATCCGCACAGGTGAGATCGGTAACCTCTACGGTATCCCTGTGTTTGTCTCAAGCAATTGCGACACAGCATCAGGTTCTGCCGCCGCCCGTGTTTGTTTGATGGGACACAAAGATTCTTTGGTTCTGGTTGAGCAAATTGGTGTGCGTTCACAAGTTCAGTACAAGCAAGAGTACCTTGCTACGCTGTTCACATCTGATACGTTGTATGGCGTTCAGATTCTCCGTGATGCGGCAAGTGTAGGTGCGGCTAAGTCTGCATCTATGTTTGCTTTGTTGGTTCCTGCCTAATTGCAGTTGCGCCCCCTGCCCTAGTGGTGGGGGGACTTTTTTAAACTTAATTAGGAGAAATACATGGCAACCGCATCCGCAGTAACTACACGCAGAGGCACAGACCAATTTCGTGGTTTGTTTTCTGACACTTGGGCTGTAACAGCCACTTTAAACGCTGGTTCACTTGTTAATGGTGCTGGCGAGACTGATGACATCACGATCTCAGGCGTTGCCTTGGGTGACATGGTTATTGGCGCATCTTTGGGCGTTGATTTGGTTGGTTTAACTGTTACTGGCTATGTGTCAGCGGCAGATACTGTCAAGTTCCGTATCCAAAACGAGTCAGAATCTACTGTTGACTTGGCATCAACCACTATGCGAATTGTTGTAGTTCGTATGGTCTAAAGATTGGGGGGCTTGCTCCCCTTTCTTTTAAGGATAAATATGGCTTTGTTCAAATGCACCCGTTCAGGTAATGTTGTCGAGTTTAGGCACGACTTTGACATTGTTGAGATGCGTAGGCATCCAGAATACACAGAGGTTGATACTTCTGCTGTTGTGGAGGTCGAAAAGGTTGATGGAACAAGGCAGACACTAACTTTGAAGCGTCCTATGGGGCGACCCCGTAAGGAACAATTGTTATGAGTGATATTGATGCGAGAGATTTCGGCAGAATAGAAGCCCAAGTGGAGGCTCTGCAAGTGGAAGTTCACCAATTGAGCAATGATGTTCGTGCTTTACTCGAACTAGCAAACCAGTCTAAGGGTGGCTTTTGGATGGGGATGGTCATTGCCTCTGCCCTGTCGGGCGTGGTAAGTTTCTTTGCCGCACGATGGATCAAGTAAGTTAACCAAGGAGAAAACTTATGATGTACGGAAAACCAAGCAAGATGCCAAAGAAATCAGAGAAAAAGGGTATGCCTATTGCCATTATGGTGGCAGTTGGAAAACCAAAGGCTATGCCTATGCGTGGTCAGCGCACCGCTACCAACATGATGAAGAAATCTGGGAGAAGTAAATGAGTTCACTATCTGGGGCAAAAACCCTTTTAAGCGCAGTAGTTGCAACTGGTGCATCTCAGCCTGTACAAGCAGATGCAGGACAGCCTGCATTTCTGCAAGTTACAGGGATAACGACCGCTACTGTTGCTTTTCAAGGTAGTTTGGATGGAACAACCTATGCATTGATTGGTACAGCATTGACTGCCGATGGCATTGTCACCATAGCCAATGCGCCAATGTATCTAAGAGCCAATGTGACTGCATACACCTCTGGAACTATTACGGCAAAGGTCTTGTACTAATATGAAGAACCAGCCACACTATTTGCCTGATGGGAAACTGTACAAAGGTGAGACACATAAATCTGGGTCAACTTTGATGACTGGTGCAAAGCATAGTGCAAGTAGTAAGGTTTTAACTCACACTCCTACCAAGAAGGCGAAGAAGAAATGAAACAAGGTCTATATGCCAATATCAATGCCAAGCAAGCAAGAATTAAGGCTGGCTCTGGAGAAAAGATGCGTAAGGTTGGTAGCAAAGGTGCGCCAACTGCTGATGCATTTAGACAATCTGCTAAAACCGCAAAGAAACCAAAAAAGGTGAAGTGATGAAAACTCCCGCTTGGCAACGCTCCGAAGGTAAGAATCCTAAAGGAGGGTTGAACTCCAAGGGCAGAGCATCTTATAATAGTGAAACTGGTGGTAATCTAAAAGCACCAGTTAAGTCGGGGGACAACCCTCGCAGAGCAAGTTTCTTGGCTCGTATGGCTGGCAATGATGGTGCTGAGTACGACAAGAAAGGTGAACCGACAAGACTGCTTCTTTCGCTCAAAGCATGGGGTGCATCCTCAAAGGCTGACGCAAAGGCAAAGGCTAAGTCTATTTCTACACGAAATAAGGCAAAAGCGAAATGAGAGCATTATCAGTTGGAGTTAGTCCCACAGCGGCAGTAGACACAACAGTCTATACCTGTCCTCTAGGCTATTACGCCAGATTTACTGTAATGTATATTCACAATACAGGCGGGTCTACCAAGCATATAACTGTTCAATGGTTTGACTCAAGTGCCAATAGCACACTTGATATATTGACTGCTCTTGATTTCAGTACAAAAGAATATTTGCAGTTTGATGGCAACGCCTACATTGTGTTTGAAGAAGGTGACAAACTAAAAATAACTACTCAGTCGGGAAGCACATTCAGTTTCATTGCGACATTTGAAGAAGAAGGGTTGACTAGAGCATGACCTACCTAGAACTTGTAAACGATGTGTTAGTGCGCCTCAGAGAGCCTGTGGTCACTACTTTCAACGAAACTACCTATTCCACTCTGATTGGCAAGTTTGTCAATGATGCAAAGCGTCAGATTGAGGATTCCTTTGCTTGGAACGTATTGGTTCAAACTATTACAGTTACCACAGTTGCAAACACTTCTTCTTACTCCCTCACAGGGGCTGGTCAGAAGTTCCAAGTCTTAGACGCAATCAATACCACTAGTGTTTTAGGTATGACAAACATAGATTTTGTCACCATGAACCGAAACATCAACTTCTTACCCGCTGGAACTTCAGCACCTACTGACTATGCTTTTAATGGCGTAGATGCTAGTTACGATACAAAAGTAACCTTGTATCCAGTTCCCGATGCTGTATACACAGTTAAATTCTCTTTAGCAGTACCACAAGCAACTTTNGCGGCTGACGCTACTGTGGTGCTAGTTTCTGATGTTTTAGTGTCTCAAAACGCATTTTCAAGAGCATTGGTAGAGCGTGGCGAAGATGGTGGTCTTTCTTCCTCAGAAGCGTACAACTTGTATCGGGCAATGTTGTCTGACTATATTGCTTTGGAAGGCACACGCTATCCTGATCGTGGGGAGTTTGTAGCAACATGACGCAAAGATTGCAGACCTTTAGTGTTCAAGCGCCAGGCTTCTTTGGACTAAACACGCAAGACTCTCCTCTGACATTGGAGGCTGGGTATGCGTCTATTGCCACCAATTGCGTCATTGACCAATATGGACGTATTGGCGCACGAAAAGGCTTCTCAAGGGTTAATGCTTCCTCTGGCAATCTAGGCGCAAATGATATAAAAGTCATACATGAGTTAGTGCAACTTGATGGAACTTTGACTGTATTGTTTGCTGGTAACAACAAGTTATTCAAACTCAGTTCCACTAATACAGTCGTAGAGTTGACCTATGGGGGTGGTGGTACTGCCCCAACTATTACCAATAGCAATTGGCAATGTGCATCTTTGAATGGCATTACTTACTTCTTCCAATCTGGCTTTGATCCTCTGATTTATGACCCTGCGGTAAGCACAACCACATTTAGGCGTGTGTCTGAGAAAACGGGTTATACAGGCACAGTTCCTTTGGGAAACATTGTTATTTCTGCGTTTGGTCGCTTGTGGGTGGCTGATACTACGACAGACAATGTGACGATTACCTTTTCTGACTTGTTGGCAGGGCATAACTGGACTGCTGGAACATCTGGAACTCTTGATGTTTCTAGGGTTTGGGCTAATGGCGCAGATCAGATCATGGGGTTGGGCGCACACAATAATTACTTGGTTATCTTTGGTAAGCGTCAGATATTGACCTATCAAGGGGCTACAACCCCATCCACAATGTCATTGGCTGACACCATAGGCAACATTGGTTGTTTAGCAAGGGATTCCATAGTTTCTACGGGTTCAGACATTGTTTTCTTGTCTAACTCTGGTGTGCGTAGTTTGCTCCGTACTATCCAAGAGAAGTCTGCCCCATTGCGAGACTTGTCCAAAAATGTGCGTAATGACTTAATGACCTATGTGGCGAGTGAGACATTGGCAAATATCAAGGCTGTTTACTCAGAAGTAAATGCTTTTTATTTGCTAACCCTTCCTGTTGCAAAGCAAGTCTATGTCTTTGATACAAAGGCTCAGTTGCAAGATGGCTCGGCTAGGGTAACAACTTGGGACGCTATTGAACCAACTGCATTGTTGGCAAAAAGAAATGGTGATTTGCTGATTGGCAAGAATGGGTATGTTGGTAAGTATGGGACATATCTTGACCATGCCTCTACCTATCGTTTCCAGTATTACACCAACTATGCTGACTTAGGTGATGCAAATGTCACATCAATCCTGAAGAAAATCTCTGTGGTGGTTATTGGTGGAACTAACCAAATATTGACAATTAAATGGTCTTATGACTTTTCAGCGCAATATTACTCAACCCAAGCAACTATCCCTATTTCTACAATTGCTGAGTATGGAATGGCTGAGTATGGTGCAAATGGCATCCCAGTAGCATACTATTCGACAGGCATACAGATTGGCACATTGGTTGGTCAGGCATCAGGCTATGGCAAGGTTGTGCAAACTGCTTATGAGATTGATATAAATGGTTCTGCTATCAGCATCCAAAAGATTGAGATTCAGGCTAAAAACGGAAAACTTGGGTAAGGAATAACCATGAACTATACAAAAACCACCAACTTTGCGGCTAAAGATGCGCTTGCGTCAGGCAATGCCTCCAAGGTCGTTAAAGGTACTGAGATCGACACAGAGTTTACGAATATCCAAACTGCTATTACTAGTAAAGCAGATGGAACATTTACAAACTTTTCGTTTGTTGAAGCATCAAATGTCTTGTATATCTACAATGTAGCAACGCCTGTGGCAAAGATAGATGCCTCTGGTAATTTGACTGTGATTGGCAATGTTGTTGCGAATGGAACAATGTAATGACTCCAGAACAAATTGTTGAGAACCATATCAAGAATAATAATCTTGATACAACAAAAGCACAAATGGTTGCTGAAATAAATGGCACATTGAAGCAGAAAAATTCATTTGCTGTGCGGTCTGGTGACTGTATGTTTATTTATAAAGTGTCTGGAAATACAGCATTGTTTTACATCGTCAATGGTGGCAATGCAATGGGTTACATAAAAGCAATTAAGGAATTCTTTGCTACTATGAAAAAAGCAAATATTCGCTTGTTGCAGATGTATGTTGACAATACAACTACGGCAGAAAGACTAGCAAAAACCGCAGGAGCAATTTCCGTTAGTTTTAAGAAAGATGAAAAACGAAAAGTTGACCCTTACTTAATGTCAATGGAGATATAACATGGGATGTTGTGGTGGATTTATTGGACAAGTATTTAACCCAGTCGTGGAGACTGTAGTTGACCCCATTGTTGAACCAGTTATTGAACAAGTAGTTCAACCC